CGCTCCATTCTTCGTCTTCATGCCGCTTCACTACAGGATGCCCGCAATACAAGCACTTCCCATCGACTACCTGTCCAGGCTCTAGCGGCATAGGCTTGCGGTGCCCGTCATTGCTGACACGCGAAGTCGGATTGACGTTGTTGCAGAGGTAGATGCGTGCTGCATCCCGCTCACGCGCTGCTTGCTCACGTCGTGCTTTCGCCTTCTCACGGAGTGGCACCATGACCTCATCTGTCGCCTCAACCAACTGAGCAGTAGCAATCCAGGTCCGATTGCCAAGGTTCAGCCATTTGACGCGGGCACGCTCGCCCTTGCTCCATTGACCAACCTCAACCACTGTGCCAACGCAATCAACGGCATTGCGCACATCGACCTTGCGGATAACCAACATTCCTACTTGCATCGCTAGTGCCTCCATGTCTTCTCTCGCGACCCCGCTCCTGAAGAAGTCGAGTACGAGCAGGGCCAGATCGTCATCGTTACTCATTAGAAGTAAAATTCGTGGCTGATGTACGGGCCATCGGTGACAATAATGCTGAGCTGCCACCTGCCAAATTTCTCGACATGCTTCCAGGAATAGATGCTGAGCATCTGTGTGAGTACCTTCCATAGTTGCTGCATTGGTTTCCCCTTTCGGGGCGGGTAAGCCAGCACATTCCGCAATGCGGTATCTGACTACATTCCCGCCCTTTCCTCTAAGCGGCGATCTGCATTTCAAAATTCCAGTAATTTGCACGCTTGGCCTCGATGACGGCTTGTGAGCGGCAATCGAAGAGAGCCACCAGGGCAGCGAAGGCGATTGCCTGCTCGTATGCTGCGTTGAAGTGCTTCATATGTTTGCAGGTGTGATGGCGATACTGGCGGTCGGGGCAGGAACAGTCAACTGCGTGGCCGGTCTCATCTATCGTCAAAAAGTAGTGCTTGTTGGTGGTTTCGCTCTTAATCGTCCTGGTCATTTCGGTCTCTCGCTTTCAAATGGTTGGGGAACCGTGTTGTATGCGTCTCTCGTGAGGCTCCGCGCTTCCCCTCGTCTATAGAGAGTATAACATATTCAACACGATATGTCAAGCATCTTGACGAAACACGACGAAACTGGTAGAATGTGGGCAGATTGAACTAGTAAGGAGGTACTCTTATGCAATCAGACATGCTCGCGCCCTGGAACACTCGCATTAAACGAGATGTGGCGGTGATTGATGACATCGTGTGGGCTCAGACCGGATGCCGGTTGAAGGAGGAGTTGCACCGTGTGCTCGCTCACCAACTGGAGCGACTGGTACTGGACGTGGTAGTGCTGACGATACAGGAGGAGGCGAAGAAAGAATAACAAAAGCCCCCCTGCTGGGACGCCTGGCAGGGGGTTACGCTTTTATAGCGTGGTTAATGGTTGCCGTTTTGATCTTCGCCCCGATAGATAAGATTTGCCCGCGCAGCCTCTACTTCATCGCGCCGGTAGTAGTTACTTCGCCGGTCATTACGCAACTTGGTTGGCTTAAGTTCCTTAAAGTTCTTTTTGAGCGTGCCACGGTCCTTGATACCGAAGTAATCAAGAACCTCTGCCAGAGGCATATATTCAACGCCATCAACGACTATGGGCATAGTAATCATATTTCCCTTCCTCCTTGCTATACTTGATGAATTATGACTAATCATCAAGCTTTGTAATGATTATACACAATAATTCTCTCATCCGCAAGAGATATGATGGTGTAACTCCCCGCCAAAAATACCTCGCCCACTCGCTTGCCATGCGCTCCCAGGCCACTTTTTCGGCACAGAAACTAGCACAACAGTTCTATGGCTATTCTACTCACTCCACAGACGAGGCCATAAATCAAGCAAGTAGACGTTAATCGCCCGCTTGCGCCAGTTCTGCGGATGCTGCACAGAAACTACTTCTAAGCCTTGTGCCTGCCAAAACGCATTACTTTCCAATTCTTCGGCACAGCGTAGCTTGATGCCTCTGCAATTGGCTTGCCTCGCACGTTCGATCACCTCTTGAAAAGCCTTCTCACCATAGCCGCGCAAGCGCTTATCCATATCAATACAATGCTGCGAAACAACGAGAAGCCCGCCCTGCATTGGCTTGCCATGCAGCAGGTAGCCAACGCGATAGCCGCGCTCGTTTCGTTGCAGCACATAGCGGCCATTGGCTAGATACTGCTCTTGTAATGTCGTATCTGGAATGAAACCGAGAGAATGTGTATTCTCTCGCATCAAGCCAATTATCCAAGAAAGATCATCCATGCGCTTGCTCCTTATGCCAGCCCCAGTACTAGCCATTCCAACAGATCCAGCCCCTGCACCAGCATCGCATTGGCATCCTTTGCCCAGGGCCGCCACCGGCTCGCGTGTGGCAGTGTGCGCGTCCAGAATGCGGATTCCCTATCCCCTGCTTCGTCCGCGTCATAGGCGACGAGCACACGCGGGGCCAGGCAGAGACGAGCGATCCAGCGCGCAGATCGACATTTCTGCACGTCATCGGTCGCCACATGTGCCAACTCGGGGGCTACCTGCTGACCACTCAAAGCATCGAACGCGCCTTCGTAGAGGACGGTTATCTTATCGCTGCTTATACTATCAGCGTTGTAGAGACACTCCTGGCTGCCCAGCACCTGCTCATAGCGATGATCGGCACTTTTTCCCAGCCGCAGCGTAATTTTCCACAGTTGCCCGCCACAGTACCAGGGAATGACAATTCCCTTTGGAATGACGAGTTGCTTCGTCTGTATCCCCCATTGTTCCCCTGCCATGGAAAGCCCTGGACAGTACCCTAGCATGGCCTCGCGGATAGTAGCATCAGTAAACCCCCTGCCATGTAAGTATGCCAGCGCGAGAGCCCCACGTTTGCTCCACAAACACGTTTGTGCTGCATGGCAGAGGGCGCGGGCCGTCTCTTGCCAAGTTTTACCCGGGCTAGCCAGGTGCGTCATAGAAGTAGGTGGCAGGGAATAGGTTTTCTCTTGTATGCCTAACTCTTCTCGTGCGGCCTGGTAGGAAAGATGTTTGAAGTCTCGTAGGAATTGTATTGCGTCGCCCTGTTGGTTGCACGCCCTGCACCAGTAGCCGGGGCGCTCACGGTATGGCCATACGATAAAGCGATCACGCCCCCCGCAGAAGGGACACGCGCCCGCGTACTGGCCGCCGTGGGTTGCCGTTTTGCGCACTAACCGCGTCGGGGCGTGGCTCTCGATCAGAGACAGGAGGTCTATGGCAGGGGCTTGCATAAATCCATCACATCCCTTTCTATGTAAGCAGCCAATGCACGCATACGCTCAGGGTCTTCTTGCAGTTGACCTAAAGCAGCATTACAGCCACGACATAACAATCCACGGATAACTCCCGTCCTATGGCAATGGTCAACAGCCAGGTACAATAGCTTGCCATCACGTTTATCGATTGCTGTTTCTGGCTTCCCACATGACTTACAGACCCCGCCTTGCGCATCTAGCATAGCATTGTACTGAGCAAGCGTAAGCCCGTAGATACGTCGCAGAGCAGTGTCTTTAAAGCGACTAGGGGAGATTGCTCTTTCCTCACGATGCCGGTATGCTTCGCATTCTTTGCAGAGCCAACGGTGCCGCTTCTTTCCATTGGTACTAAACTCACTGATGCTTTTCCACTCATGACAAACGCCACACCGCTTCTCTACAGTGATGTCATCGACTCGACGGAAGGAACTTCGACGCCTTGGATTTCTTGAACTTCTTTCTTTCTGCATCGCTCTATCACAAAGCAGGCAGTAGCGATTAAGGCCATCTTCCCATCGCTTGTTTTTTCCAAACTCTGAGGATGCTTTTTGTTGTTGGCAACCTGTACACTGCTTATGTGGGGGATTGTCACCAGGGGTATTTTGGGATAGACTATCCATTGCGGTAAGCCTCCTTACAAGGTTTATCGTCAGGCCAGGGGATGTTAGTCGCATCGCCCTGGCGAACACATTTTCTATGCCTCCATTATACCACATTGCAGAGGCTTTCATCATATTCCTTCCTTTCAAAAATGACCTGTCCCTTCTGTCCCTTCTGTCCCTTTGGTGTCTTACAACCGCTTGTGGAGCGGCTTCGTGGAAAGGGACACCCTGTCCCTTTACCTGTCCCTTCTGTCCCTTTCATCGGCCAAAAGGAGCAATTTGGCATACTCCTTATCAAATACCCCGAGACTGTACTGTTTCCCGCCATACTTCTCACTAAGTGCCCAGGTCCGTCTGACCATGGGCTTAACAGAAAAGTTCCAGTTCAGCATATGAATATTCTTAGGAACAAATCCTTCTAAGAGCATGGCCCCCTTAAATTGCCCATTGGTAATGTAGAAGCCCTCTGCTTCAAAGTCATGCTTGAGCCCGTAACTGTCCCTGGAGGTGTTAACTGCTCTAGAATAACAAATTGCATGGCGTATCCAGTAACGTAAAGCATTTTGTTCTGCATGCGAGAGCGTTTCAAAATCCGAGGGGTGATTCCCTGTATACTCTTCTTCTGGCAGGGATTGACATATCTGCTCGTATTTTTGGCGAGCAATGGCGTCAAAATCAGTTTCAAGTAACTTTCGTAATGGTTCAGGTTTCGGATACTCTTTCATCTTTTACCTCTTTTCTCGATTGAAAGGGACAGAAGGGACACCCTTAGGGACACCCTGTCCCTTTCATGAAATGGCTTCTAGCCCGCGTTCATAGGGCAAAGGGACAGAAGGGACAGAAGGGACAGCATAGTTACCGCGTCCCTCTTTTTTGAGTTGCCCTGCCTCACCCATGCGAGCCATCGTTTTCTTGACGTTCTCATATTCAAGCTCCTCGTCCTCCTCTGCCATGATGCGCCACACCTCGGCAGGGGTCATGGCTGCTCCTGCCTGCTCAAGTATTCTTACGATTTCCAGCCTACCCACGCCCACGCTGCCCTTCTTGCCCACATCAAACAACTGGGCAGGGGAATGCTTGTTGACGCCCTTCCACACGATGTACGGGCGCGTGTCCCCCTGCTCTTCATCGTTTTTGATTTGGTAGGAAAGCGAGGGGGCGTGCTTTGCGATATTGTTCTTATGATTTGCCAGAACTTTGATACTGTCGTCTACCGGGTCATCTGAGACAATGAGGCCGACCCTGGCCCGGCCAATGATCGCCATAGATCCGGAGCCACGATAGAGGCTGTGTTCGGATTGCTGTTTATTCAAGTGGCGGGTAAAGATGACTGCGACCCCCATCACGCGGGCAATGGCGGCCAGGGGATCCAGCACGTTATACATCTCATTGGCTTCATTGGTGGATGCCTTGCCTATCAGTCCTGCCAGGGGATCGAGGACGACTAAACCTGCATTCATGCGTTTAATCTCGCGCACCAGGAGCGGGACATCTTTTTGTAGGTTGAAGGAACGGGTGATAGGGATATGCTCTATTTCCCCAGCAGGAATTTCCCCCAGGTGTGAAATGCGGGATAGATCAGCCCCCACGCGGGTAAGACGGTCTATATTGGTATCTGCTGGGTCATCCTCCATCATGACTAGCACAACGCCCCCAGCAGGGCACACCGCTGCGCTTTCTTCTGGCATGGGTCGCCCCCTGGAATAGCGAGCTGCTATGTCACAGAGGATAGAGGACTTGCCATAGTTGGGGTCGCCGTCAAGTGTGGTGAGTTTGCCAAAGGCGATACGCCCCGGCCATAACCAGCGTATCGGCTTGCGTGTGATTTCGCTGTAGAGCGTCCCTGCCGGTACCTGCTCCTCTGCCAGCACCTCTGCAAAGAGCGGGTGTTGTTTCCTCCCACCCTTCTCGACAGCGGCAAA